CAGATGTTTTTTATGATATAGCTGAAAAGCTAAATAAAACAAAAATAGAAAGAGAGGTAATCTTATATGACAGAAGCGCAAAAAAGATTTTGTAATGAATATTTAGTAGACCTTAATGCAACAAGAGCATATAAGGTTGCTTATCCTAATTGCAAAAAAGATGAAACAGCAAGTGCAGCTGGAAGCAGAATGTTAGGAAATGTTAAGGTTAAAGAATATATTACACAAAGACAAGAAGAACTACAAAAAGAAACAGAAGTAACACAACAGAAAGTAATAAATGAATTAGCAGCAATAGCATTTTTTAATATTAAAAATATCTACAATGATGATGGAAGTTTAAAATCAATGAAAGATATAGATAATAAAACAGCAAAAGCTATTTCTAGTGTTAAAATATTGCAAAAAGCAGGAAGTATGAAAATAAGTATAAAGCCAAATGGAAAAGATGATGAAGTACCAATAGAACATATAGGAGAACAAACAATAGAATACAAAACAAACGACAAAAAAGGTGCTTTAGAATTATTAGGAAAGCATTTAGGAATGTTTAATGATGTAAATTTAAATATGAAAAATGCAGTACAAGTTGAATTAGTAGATGATGTAAATGAATAAAGAAAGAATAAGTTTACAAGAACAAATAGGAAAAGGCTATGCCACATTTTGGAACTTTAAAGGTGACGAAGTAATCTTAATGGGTTCAAAAGGTAGTAAAAAGTCTAAAACTATAGCATTAAGATGGATGTACTTATTAAAAAAATATCCAAGAGCTTGTTTACTAGCTACAAGAGATACAGCAGCAACATTAAAAGATAGTGTATATGCAGATTTAAAGTGGGCATGTAGAAAATTAAGATTAGACAAGGAATGGGATTTTAAATTAAGTCCACTAGAAGCAACAAACAAAATAACAGGACAAAAGATATTTTTTAGAGGATTAGATGATTGGCAAAAGATAGCATCAATAACAATAGATGACCCTGATTTAGTATTATGTTTTGAATGGTTTGAAGAAGCTTTTGAAATAGTAAAAGAAGAAACTTACAATAATACAAGAATGTGTTCAAGAGGATTACTTCCAGAAGGATATTTTAGACAAACAGTAGCAAGCTTTAATCCGTGGAGTAATCAACATTTTATAGTTAAAAAATTGACATCAAGATTAACTCCTGATGAAAATACATTACTTAAAGAAGGAAAGCAAGAATTAATAGTTGAAGAAGAACAAGAATTTGAATATTTAGGAAAACAAGTAAAAGAAAAGACAAGTCAATTATTAATGATAACTAATTATAAACTTAACGAGTTCCTAGACATAAAAGATTATGCAGCATACGAGAAAATGCGTAAGGAAGATTACGAAAGATATAAAACAGCAGGATTAGGCATGCCAGGTATTGCATTAGGATTAATATTTAAAAAATGGCGTATTGAAGATACAGAAAAATATAAGAATACATTTGAATTAATAAGGAGAGGTTTGGATTTTGGATATAGTTCTGACCCTTCTTCTTTTTTACAGTTTAGTGTAGATACAAAAAATAAAAAAATATATGTATTTGATGAATTTAGTGCTTGTGAATTAGATAATGAACAACTGGCAAATGCAATTAGACCAAGAATGCCTGCTTATGCTTTAGTTAAAGCAGATAGTGCAGAACCAAAATCAATAGCAGAGTTAAATAAATATGCAATAAATGCAATACCTGCATTAAAAGGTCCAGACAGTGTGTTACATGGTATTAAATGGCTACAAGGTTATGAAATAATAGTAGATCCAAAATGCACAGGATTAATAGAAGAATTAGGATTATATAGATGGAAAGTTGATAAATATGGCAATCCATTAGAAATTCCAGAAGATAAAAACAATCATAGAATAGATGCACTTCGTTATGGAAGTGATGATCTATATTTAGCAAGCTAGGAGGATATTAAAATGGCAATACAAAGTCAAATAATAAAAGATTTAATAACAAATTTTAATCTATCAGACATAAAAAGAAAAATGATAGAAGGTGAAAGATATTTTAGAAATCAAAACGATATATTAAAAAAAGATTTAAAGTCATATAAAGTCTATGATAAGAATACAGGAAATACTGTAACAAAAACTAATGAAAATAAATCAGACCAACATTTACCTCATGGCTTTTATACTAAGCAAGTGAATCAGAAAAAAAGTTATGTGTGTGGAAAAACATTAACGCTTACATATAATATTCCAACAATAGGAGAAAAAAGTGAAGTTGATAAAAATGTAGAAAGAAAAATAACAGATATGGTTTGGACTATGTTAGGTTTTAAATTTGAAAAACTTATTAAAAATAGACTAAAAGAAGCTTCTAATAAAGGCAGAGCATGGATACATCCTGATTATAAAGATGGAAAACTCGTATTTAAAAAAATACCTAGTGAAGAGTGCATACCAATTTATGATAATGAAACTCAAAGTTTTTTAGAAGGATTTATTCATTTTTATACTATACAAGATTTAACTGGAGATAAGCCTGTAGATAGAATATATGTAGAATATTGGGATGAAAATGAAGTAAGGTATTATATTGAAACAAAAGTAGGTGATACTACTGTATATTTAGAAGATGTAACAAGACCTAGACCAGAATGCCATTGGTATAGAGAAATATATGATAGTGCATTAAATAATCTTAAAGAAATAGAAAAACATAGTTGGGGAAGAGTGCCTTTTGTAGAAATAGAAAACAATGAAGAAAAAATGACAGACTTAGAACCAATAAAACCTCTAATAGATGCATACGATTTAATAAATAGTAATTTTGTGAATACTGTTGAGGATTTAAAAGAAATAATATGGCTTATTAATGGATATGGAGCAGAAGACTTATTACAATTAATTGAAAATTTAAAAGTAAATGGAGTTGCAAGAACAAATGATACTGCTGGAAAAATAGATGCTAAATTATTACCAATTCCATATGAAGCAAGACAAGCATTATTAAAAGGGTTAAAAGAGCTTATATATGAGTTTGGAAGAGCAGTAGATACAAGTAATAAAGATTTAATAGGACAAGCTCCTAGTGGAGTATCGCTAGAATTTTTATATACAGACTTAGATATGAAAGCTGATGATGCAATAGGAGGTCTTACAAGTGCAATATATGAAATTTTGTGGTATGTATTACAAGATTTAAAAATGCGAGGTAAGATACCAGAGGAAATAGATGAATTTGATTTTAAAATTGAATTTAATAAATCAAGAATATTTAATGAAACTGAGAAAGTAACTACATTGAGCAATGATAATGTAATGAGTATTAGAAGCAAATTAGAAAAACATCCTTATGTAGATGATGTAGATATAGAAATGCAAAGACTTAAAGAAGAAAAAAAAGAAAATATGAAAATGCAAAGTCAAATATTTAATGCTTCTGGTGGATTTAATGATAATCATAATCATGACACCGAATAGGAGGTGTTATTTTTTTATGGCAAGAAAACCGACAGATTATTGGGAAAAACGTTCTACAGAATTAATGAAAAGAATTGAAAGAGGAACAGAAAACACAATTAATTCATTAATTAAAGCTTATGAACAAGCAACAAAAGATATAAATAAAGAAATACAAAAGATATTTGTAAATTATACTAAAGATACAAAATTAAAAAAAGAAACATTATTAAAAATGCTTTCAAAAAAAGAAACAGAACAATATTATAAAAATTTATTAGAAGTAATAAATAACAATATAACAGACGAAATCATAAAAAAGAAACTGTTAGCAAAATATAATGCTCCTGCCTATGCTTATCGTATTTCACGATATGAAGCATTACAACAAAATATTGATGTAGAATTGAAAAAACTGGCTAATATAGAACAAAAAATAACAGAAGTACAATATGTAGATACAATAAAAGAAGGGTACTATCACAATATATATGATATACAGAAAGGCACAGGATTAGGATTTAGTTTTGCTCAGATAGATAATAGAACAATAAATCTAATGCTTAATGAAAATTGGGTTGATAACGCAAACTTTTCTCAAATAATATGGAATAATA